CATGCGAATTGACTCAGCCACTTAAGGTTTGCACCTATTGCTTTCTTAACTGACTGTGTACCTGAAGGCAGTGATACACATGCAAATTTATTTTGTTGAATTTGTGAAACGCTACAGCAATCGACCTCGCCCTCTGTGATTACACAGAAAGTATTCGATTCTCTGCCATGATTCTGTCGCCACTTGCTCTGACCCCAGAATTGCAGGTTGCTTATACCATCATCAGCTATCCAAATAAATTTCTTATCTCTGAATCGCAGATGCTGTGCAGATGGCAGTCCTTGTTGATCGTTGTAAGTAGCAACGTGTACCTGCTGCTCACGATAGAAAGCTTGGCAATAGCTAAAGAAGTTAAGAGTTTCGACAGTGATACCACGCCACTCTTTCTTAAAAGGTTGCAGGTTTTTAAGCAGCTTGCTTGTTGATCTAGTTATTGGCATTGACTTTTCTTTCTTCTGAGTTGCAGGTTGTATTTGAAAATCACAGGAGAAGCAATGGGAATGACCATCCGAAAAGAGGATCATTCCCTTTCTTGTGTCGCAGTTAGGGCATGGCCCTCTGCTTACTTCCTTACTTGAA